CTCTACTTTAGAATATATATATTGGTTAAGATCATAATCTTTAAGAAGTTTTTGAAATTCATCTTTTAATTCATTGTATTTACTTTCAAACTGATGATTAACATTTGTAACTTCTCTCGCTCTCCATCCCTTTACATCTTCAACTTTTATTACCGGGGCACCTAGATCTGATGGGTATGATAATTCTTTAGCATAATATCCCTTTTCTTCATCCCAAACAACAATATCAGGTTTTTTCTTTTTCACAATTAGTTACTTAATGGAGCTTTAATTGTTGGGTGTGATTGATAATTCATTAATCTAAAGTCACCTTCTTCAATTCTATTCATCTTTTTTCACATTAACATTAATTAATTCAGGTAATTTATTTTCAGGTGTCATTTTAATCAATTGAAAATATTTTTCATCTCCTATAGCACCATCAACACTCCATTCAGTTTTTACTCCATTTTCGTAAATTGGAATTGAGTATGTCGACGGTAAAGGTTTGATAAATTCTTTATCTTTCAAATCGTATTTTTTATCGAAGTTATTCATAATTTTTGTTTTTTAATTCGATAAAGGTGCTTTAATTGTTGGGTGTGATTGATAGTTACCTAACTGAATATCTTCTTCTAATAAACACTTACAGAAGTTATCATTTTTAAACGCTTCAAAAACTTTAATAGCGTCTAAAGGACCTACACCACACTCACCACCTTCGTAAGGCCAAAACTCTGTGTTGATGTTTAATGTTGGTAGTGTAAATGGTTCTCTTGTTCTGCGAGGTACACCAAAATCATCTAATAGTGACATTTTACCCTCATTACTCCAAACTGGTGTGTTTGGAAAATTAGGTAAATTAACTCTACCACTACTAAATTCTTTTTGTATTTCCTCAGAAACCATATTAAGTCGTTCCTCTAAACTTAATTCTCTACCAATCTGTTCTTTTGCTTGTTCAACATGGTTACTATATAAGTGTACATCACCTAAGTTTCCTATAAGCTGGTCAGGAACCATATTAACTGCTTTAGCAATGATTTCAAGTAGTAAACCATAAGAAGCAATGTTGAATGGTAAACCTAAGAATGCATCTACTGAGCGTTGATTCCACATTAGAGAGATTGCTCTGGTTGGTATGTTTAATTCATCTAATTGTGGTGGGGTGAAATTAATTTCTGATAACCCTGTATTTGAATTTCTTATATAATATTCAAATCGTTCTTTATGATTCAACTCTCTTGTATAAACCTGAAATCCATAGTGACAAGGTGGAAGCACCATTTGGTCTAATTCACCTACATTCCAAGCTGAAACCATTAATCGTCTTGAGTCTGGGTTTGTTTTAAGGTCGTTGATTAGGTTTGCGATTTGGTCTGTTACTTTAACTGCAACTTTACAATTTTCTTCTGTCACATCATATGGTATGAATTGCTTCCAACTTCTCCATTGCTTACCATATATTGGTCCTAATTCACCCCACTTCTTAGCAAACACATTATCATTTTTGATTCGCTCAATAAACTCATCTTTTGAATATGGTTCAATGGTAGGTACTCCTTTTGTGTCTATCGAATATGATTTTAAATATCTTACAATGTCCTTGTCACGTATAACTTTATGTAAGTAATTCTTATAAGCATCACCATCCCATATGTGACAGTTATTATCAACAAGGTATTTGATATTGGTATCACCTTTTAAAAACCATAGTAATTCTGTCACCATTGTCTTCCAGGCCACCTTCTTAGTAGTCAATAAAGGAAACCCGTCTGACATTTTATGTCTGATAGTATAACCAAAGATTGATTTAGTACCAGTTCCTGTTCTATCTTTCTTTTCTACTCCATAGTCAAGTATAGTTTGGAGTAGAGTTTGGTATTGTTTATCTATATTATTCATAACTTATTTTAAATCTCCAAATATAATTTCCAGCTGTTTTTTGTTTTCCACTACAACATGCTTGGATATCTCCTTTTATATATTTTTTAGCTTCTGTAAGACTTGGCCACTCTTTAATAAAATTCATTTGTAAATCATACTGATTAATAGGTTTAGTATATCTATCTTTTTGATATATAAAATTTTCTTCTAATAAATCTTCTTTATATCTCCATATAAATCCATAAGCTGACTTTCTTTTTTTAGAGCAATTTTCTACTATTGACGCTCCTAACTTTTTATTAAGAAATAAAGCAGCCTCAGTAATACTTGACCATTCTCTAATAAAATCTCCTTTTAAACTATATTGTATAACAGATTTATGTAAATAAGGTTTAGGACCTTTCATTTTATCTTTTACTATTTCAGAATGAGTTACAGGACCTCCTCCTCCTTTATTTTCATTCAAAACTATAAATCCCCACTGTCTAAATTGTTCTATCCAATATGTTTCTAATGGTTCCCAATCTTTATAATCTAAAGAATTTACTTCATCAATATAAGTATAAACTATTTGAGAACCATATATTCGCTTATGATCTGCTTCACGAGAATTTTTAGTTTTACCTATATAAACTTTATTAATATCATTATAACAGTTTGTTATAAGATATATTTTTGTAGTATTTATCATCGTAATATTTTTGTTTGACGATAATAAATATTACTAAAATATAAAGAGCCGCAATTAGATTGCGGCTTTTTATTTAGAACATAGGACCATTTTTAGAAATGGATTGTAAAAATTCTTCACGAATCAAATTATCTTTTTCCATAAACACACCACTAAATTTATTGGTACACATAGTAGATGTAGGGTGTTTAATACCACGATTTGAACAACACATATGTTTACTAGCTATACTTACTGCTACAGAACCACATTCCATTTTCTTAGCTATAAAATCATGAATTTGTTGTGTTAGTGATTCTTGCATTTGAGGTCTACGAGCAAACCAATCTACAATACGATTTAATTTACTTAAACCAATTACATAATTACTAGGCACATAAGCTACAGTTGCAAAACCTACAAATGGTAAGTTATGGTGAGCACAAAGTGATACTACTGGTATTCCTGTTTGAATAACAATACCATTATAATTTTCCTCATTTGGAAACACTGTAATATTAGGTTCATTAGTTACTGATCCTAATACAAGATCCTTCATCCATGCTTTAGCTACACGACGAGGTGTATCAACTGTTTGTGGATCTTTTTCGTAATCAAAACCTACTGCTTTTAAAAACTCACCATAATGTTTGGTAGCTTTATCAATCATTTTTTCAATCTCCTTAGGTGAACGAGGAGCATTCTCATTTGCTTTATTTAATAAGTCCATATTTTTATTTTTCAATTAATATATTATAAGGTAAAATGGAGGCCAAACTTTATACATTTAAAGTTTTATTCCAAGCTGCAATATGCAAACGTGTTAATCCTGTAAAGCGATATTTTTTAGCCATTTCAAGACAGAATTGAGTACGCTCTTCAAAATCAGCTACATCATCTAATCCAGGCATACAAACCACATTTTTAAGTGGTATATTAAATGGCTTTACAAAGTCACGAAATAATTCCTTAACATCATCTTCAGTTGATATAACAAATTTAAACTGATAATTTGAGTGTTCCATTATACGTTTAATAGCTTCAGGATTAATACGTTGTTTTTCAGTCATACCTGAGTTGGCTAGTTTAGGTGAGCAGTTGATCTGATCAAGATCTTTAAATAAAGTATCTTCAATATAAACTGTACCATTAGTTTCTATCTCATAATATGCTTGTATTCCTGTTCGTTCATTTTGGAAATCATATTGATTCCAATAATTAGTAAAATTACAAATAGCTTCCTGATGTCCTTTAATTGTGGGTTCACCACCAGTCCAAATAATATGAATAGTACCATTTTTGATATCATCATATACATCTTGTTCTTTCCACCTATCAATTAAATATTGAAATTCTTTATCTTCACCTCTCCATAGCCATTGAGAAGTAGAATCACAGGTCCAAGTTGCTTTACCTTCCTTATGTAAATCACCTTCAAATATTTCTCCATCTTCTAGTGATTTTTCTTTAAGTAAGTTATTAGTGAATGCTCTTGACATACCACA